TAAATCGTCCCACCAATATTCATTTACATTCTCAAGTTTCTTATCAACTTGTTTTGCTTTAGAAACACCAACTCTATTTACACTTATAATACCTTTACGACCTTTTTTAAGTGCTTTAGCAACTTTCATAACTGCCTCACTTTTACCACCAGCGTCAATTATCACACTACCTATTTCAGTTTTTACATGAAACTTAGCTTCACTTACCTTCGTAAATCCAAATATTGCCGGGTCTTTATGACCCTCTTCATGTCCAGCTTTTTTAATCTTTTTAGAATTTTTCTTACGAAACGCTGCTGGAGTTTTAGGTGGACCTTCTCCACCATCTATTGCACCTGTTACAGACGCTTCATCTATTTCTTGTTTAATAAGCTCTCTAATATATCTTCGTAATACTTCAATTTTTATGGACACTCTTAATCTCCTTGATTAGTTCATAATATCGCATTAGAGTTAAAACCTGTTTATCTTTTACTATTCTACCTTTTGTTAAATTTTCTATTTGATTTATAGCTTCAGTTAATTTAATCTTGGTAATTTTATCAGTAACTTCAGGTGTGTAAATTTTTAATGTTTTTTTAATTTTTACTACTTCGCTATCAATATATTCTCTCATTGAATTTGTATTGCTAACATTATTAATATAATTCTTCAATAAACTCTTTTGAGATTCATCTAGTGTTTTATATTTTTGATTAAATTTATCTACAAGAATTTGATATGCTAATAATCTTAAATCTTTATCTTTTTTATTATATTCACGTAAAACTTTATTTTTAGTTTCAGTTAAATTAAGTTTTTTACTAGTAATATGTTCTAAAACAGTAAATTTAGAATTAACAACTGCTTCGGGATCGAATATAGTAGATATGGTTTCTGCTTGAAATACATTATAAATTGATGCTAATATTCTATAATTAGATATTCGACCATTAAAAAAGTCATTAGCATTATAATTGTCTTTAATTTCTTTAATAAGATTGTATTTCTCACGCCTTAACGTTGAAGTATTCAATTTTTTTCGTGATTTAATAACTGCTTCTACTAATTGAGTCGCTCTATCTGCAGATTCATAATATTTTTCAGAAAGTACTCTATATAATTGTAATTCTTTACCCAATTCAGTATTTTCATTAAAATATTTCTTTACAATTTTAACTGATTTTGTACTTTTTCCAGCTAAAACGTCTGCTGTAATTTGTCTTGTTAATAATTCAAAAAGAATACTCGTATTCTTTATTTTAGAATGTTTCAATTTTCGAGCCATTATAAAATACTCCAATGTTTAATATAGTATGTCATAAATAAATATAAAGTTAAATAATAATCATTCATTTGAAACACTTTCGCTTAAAGAACTTATCTCACTATTATACTCTTCTTCTAGTTCTTGTGCCTCTGTTATAATTTTATTATCATATTTATTAAATTTCATCGTTTTTTTCAATTTATCAAAGTGAGCTAAAGCTAAATGTTTACCAAATCTTCGTGAACTGCTACCACCCTTTTTCTTATCGTGAGCTCCAAGTGGGTCTCTACCTCTTGCACTACCATCTTTACTATATTTAGGGCCTTCTTTTGGTCTACCTGCACCATCCCAACCGCCGGGAGGTGAACCTCCATTAGGTCCCAAATCATCTAATTCGTGACTTGTTCTACCCATTGCCATATCTGATGGTGTTCCAGTTGCTTCTCCGCTTTTTGCTGGGTCATTTCCTTCATTTTCAATCTGTGACCTTCTGAATTTTTGTTTGTAATCAAATGCTATCTCTTTATCAAGTTTTTGTATTTCTTCATCAGTAAATCCAAATATATTTTTATAAATCCATTCTGAAGAAACTAAACCGTCTTGTAACATAGAACTTGCAAGTGAAGTTTTATTATTCCATAATTCTACTTTTTCTTCTTCATATATTGTAGATGGGTTTGTAAGACCTAATTCAAAGTTAACTAAATCTGCATCTTGATAACCTTGTGCATACAAGTGAACAATAGCTATCTTTGTTAATTCTGATATTGTAATTCTTTGAATTCTTTCAATAGTTCTAGCAAATCTTACATCCTCTGCTGCAAGTGTTGCCTTACTACCAATTTGTTCTTCAAATCCTAAAAACGCTTTTGGTATTCTTAATGAAGATAAAAGTTTATGTTTAAGATATTCAATATCTTCAACTGCTTCATAAGTTAAACCAGGAAGTGAATCTATACTTGTACCACTATCACCGCCACGAACTGGTAAGAAGAAATCTTCAGTAATATTCTGCATATTGTATTTTAAGTTATAATCACCAGTATCTTCATCAACTACTGGAGCTTTTTTCATTTTATTAATAACTTTTTGCATATAATTATCAACTTCAGCAGGTGGTATGTTTCCAATATCTAATTTGAAAATTCTCTTTTCAGGAGCTCTCATGATTCTATGAATTAACATCGCATCTTCCATAAGAGTTAATTGTTTCCAAATTTTACGACCACCTTCAACTTGTGATTTACCGTATGGGAGATAATTAGAATCAGATAGTAATCTAAAATGAGCTACTTCATAATTTTCTAATTCTTCTTTTGTAACAGAATCTTCTTGTTTATATCTATGTTGATTTGTAACTGACTCTATTAAGAATTTAACATATTCTGGATTGTCGGGGTCTAGACCTTCTAATCTTGATACATCATACGCCGATAATGGGACTACATTTGTAATACCATATTTTTCAGAAATATCTAACTTCAAAAAGAAATCACCATATTTACACATATTGCGAACCCATGGCCATAAATTAAATTCTATATTTATAATATCATAGAATAAATTATGTAATATTTCTTTTATCTGATGATTATCAGTTTTAATTTCTAAAACTTCTCCATATTCAGATTTCATTGTGGATTCATCTGCATAAATATCAAGAGCACTTGAAATTATTGCATCACTATCCATTGATTCATAATCTTTAAAAAGATTTAATCTCATTGACTTAGTTAATAGTGAATCTGAATATCCACTTAATCCTGCACCTGTGAATATTTTTTGATACCTATCAACAAGATTACTTCTTGACATAGATTGTGTGCGACTTGTATCAGCAACTTTTAATTTTTTGCCTCCTACATTTCTTACAATTACATTTGTAGAAAATAATCGTTGTAATCTACCAAATAGACTTTTATCAGCCATTTTTTACCTCTTTACTTAATTAACCATTCTAATGATTCTTTTTTCTGATTTACTTCCATCACCCAAGAATCATTCTGGTTATCTGTTGGTGTATACACACCTTGATTTGTTGTAATACTATTCATTGCTTTCTTTTGCAATTCTATACCTTCAGCTCTTAATCGTAAAGCTGTCTCTCTTATCCACAATCCCATAGCATATGACATTACCAAGTCATCATTATATCCTGACATAGCTTCTGCACGACTTCCGTTATATATAAATACAAACAATTCATCAATTAATCTTTGAGAATGAACTGTTACTAATTTTTCTCTAAAAAATTCTTCCAATTTTGCTATTACTAATGGTCTTGTTTTAGATGTCAATGTAAATCCTGGAATTAATTGTTTTTCCATTCTATTAATTTTATTATTAATATGTCTTTGAGTATCTACTACTTGTAAATCTTTGCTCATATAAAATAAATTATCATACTCTCTATCAATACATTGTTGTATAGCAGCCCAACCAATATTATTGTTTTCAACTACAAGTAAAGCATTATTATATTCAATTGATATATTAACTAATAAATTACCATAATCTCTTGTAGACATTCTACCTTTATATTCGGCTACTTGTTCTAAACTCTCTACATCTAAAATATGAAATGCTGAATAATCTGTAGCATCTCCTCTACTAACATCAGCGCATACTATATAATCTTTTGTATAATTTGGTGGCTCCCATATCCAAACATTTGAATCTATACCCCGTTTTTCAATCGGTTCTTTAACTTGTGTAGTTCTATATTCTTCTAAAATAATACCGTCAACTACACTTTGACCCGATGTAATAAAATCACAATCACATTCTTGAGCCGCCATTGAAGGGCCTAACAATTTATCTTGTTCATCTCTCCATTCTTGTTCTCTCTCAGGGTGAACTGTCCAGTGTAACTTCATAAAATTAAAATCATTTAACCCGTCTTCTGCGTCCATCCAAGTTCTGTGAAACCAATTACCCACACCATTTGGTGTAGAAAGTGCTATACATTGTCCACCAGTTGATAGTGTCTGAGATGCTGCTGCCCATATTGTATCTATCCTATCAATAAACGCCGCTTCATCAAGTATTAATAATGATAACGCTTCTGAACGACCACTATCCTCACCACTTGATACAGCTTTTATTTGAGAACCGTTCTTGTATCTCAAACTTAATTTGTTATCTTCAACACATTGGGCTTTTAACCAAGTTGGTAAGTTAGCGTGCATCACACGAACCTTTGTTACTAAATTCTTGGCAACTTCTTGTTTCGTAGCAATTACCAAGATGTTTTTATCGTGATGAAATGTCATCATCCATAAAGAGTATCCAGCAGTTAGTGTTGATATCCCTAATTGTCTTGCTTTCAAAATTATATTAAAGCGATGCTGTACTAAATCACTAACAGTTGATTCTTGAAAATTATATAAATTAAAAGGTATCTTACCCTTTATTGGATGTTGTATCACACAATACTTTTTCAAGAAATAAACAGGGTCGGATGCACATTTTACATACTCCTGTTTAATTACATCTTTTAATTGTCCTTTTGAGTTTCGGTCCATATTAATATACTACGCTTACAGTACCACTTCCGCTTATTTGTTTTACACCTATTTCATAAAGTGTTTTAGCAGTTAAAGATGATGCCGCAATAGAATCACCTTCGGTTGGCCAAATAACTGAACTTCCTGCAGTAGTTATAATAAATCCACTTGAACCGGCATCAGAACCAGTAAAATGTGTTATACCAGCAGTTGCGGTTTTAATTTTGCCAAACTTTGCATCATCTTTTATAGAAGGTACGCTTCTACTTGACACATCAGTTCTTCCTTTACCACCACTTGTTATTGTTGCCATTTATTTTCTCCTATTAATTAATGTTATTTCCCTATATATAAATATATTACTTTAAAGAATCTTCTATTTTTTGTAGATGCTCTAAAGCTTTATCGGCCTGTTTTTTAATATCTTCCATATCCATTTGCCACTTTTCTTTATCAACGGAATATCCATCAGGTCTAACTTGTTGCCAAAATTCTACAGAATCTTGTTTTTTAAACTCTTCAATACTTTGTTTTTGCTCTCTTACCCAGGCTAATTTGTTTGCAATCACTTTTTTTGTAGCCCATTCATCATATGTACCGTCAATCCTCAGTTTATTTTCAACTTTTACTTGACAGTCTAAACAATGACTGTATAAATACCACATTCTATCATCTAACCGTCTTTTCATTACTTTTTTACATTCAGGACAGAACCAAGGTACTCTTGCTTCTTTAGTTATCTCTAATTTTTCATCTATTCGGTTTCGTTCTTCTTCTTTTTCTAGTTTTAACTTCTTTTTAAAGTCTAAATCTTCTTGAGCGACAAAAATTCGTTTTTCTGGAGTTTCTCCATGTAAAATAGTTTGTAACGCTTCATTTTGTCGTTTATTTTCTCTACTATATGACATATTACCTCTTAATTAAAAATTTAATAAACCTAATATTTGATTTACTGGCGCAAATGCTCCTGTAAACTTATATGTTTTACCGTTATACTTAAATACTATTCCTTCTGATGGTACAATTGCGGATAATCCACCAATTTTATTTAATTTATCTAATTGTAACTTCAAAGTTTGTATCTTTTTTATATCTCCACCACTTTTTACTGTCTTTATTGCATTAATCACATCTTTTCGTATCTTTTGTACGGCCTTTTGGGGTGAAGCGGCTAAATATCCACCAATATTCTTTAATATTTCAGCTCCTACATCAAAAAACAACACTTCAAATGGTTTCATATTATCCTTTACCCATTTTTGGTGGTCATTCTTATCAAATGATAATACCCAATCAAGAAATTTCTTATTATCTATATCTTTCTTTATCATTGGTATCTTATATGACTTATCAAAGAACGCCCATCTCTTAGTTAAGTTAACTAAAATATGATTTGGTATCTTATATTTCATTTGTTTTGACGCATTAAAAATAAACTCTTCCCAGTATGATTGATG